CGCAGAAGTTCACAGGATCGTCGGCGTATTCCGCGAGGAACTCGACGAAGGCGTTGTCGGTCATCTATGCACCGTAAGGGTCGGCGAGCAGGCTCTGCATTTGCTGTTGCGTGATCGCCGGGTTGCCCATGAGCAGGCCGGGGATGGCTGCGGACGCGGGGTTCATTGCCAGCGGAATTTCTCGGCGGAACAATTTGCGAGCCGCCTCTTCGGGTGTGATGTCGAGCAACTGCGCGGTGACATCGATGCGATCGTTAACCAGCTCGGCAATCGTTTTACTCTCGCTTGCCAAGCCTGTGCGCGCCCCGCTGCCGAACCAGCCCATCGACTGAGCCTCTGCTGGGGACACACCCATCATTTCGGCCATGCGAACGTAGACGTCGGCGACAGGCCCGTACTCGACCTGCATGTCCTTACCGTCGATCTTCGCGCTCGCCAGCGTGTCGTCGATCATCGTGGCCGGATCGAGACTGGACGGGTCTTTTTTGTACTGCTCGCGGAACTTCGGCTTGATCCACTGCTCTGGGATGCTGCCAGGCTCAATCTCGTTCAAAGCATCCAGCGCACCGCGAATTGCGTGAGTGTCGGCAGTCACACCGCTCAAATTGCCCTCGACATTACCGGCAAACGTAGCGGGCTTCGGGTTGGTCGCTCGGTTAATCCCCGGCCCCTCGACTGCGTCCAACAGCAAGCCGTGGATGCCGCCCTCCCCTGTCATCATCGGATAACCTTTTTCCGAGATGCCGCCGGTGCCGGAGCCGATAACATCGCGGAACGGAATATCCGCTTCGCGCTTTGCCATTGCGAGTGTTGCATTGCGCAAGTTCTGCGCTGTCTCAGTGCGCGGGCTGGTCGCTGCGTACGCTTGTGAGAAGTCGCGGAGCCACGCGCGAGCCTCATCGGGAGACAGGCCCGCCTTGATCGCTGCCTCGTAGATCGGCCCTGTGTGATAGAAAAACTGGGTATTTGTCCCAAGCTGGCCCTGGGCGCGCTCGGCCAGTTTCGCTGCTATCTCATCTCGACGATCAATTAACGGTCGGACGCGATCGCCCTTCGGATACGGCTTGTCGTCGGGCCTGCGAGGCGCAAGAGACGCCAGGTCTTGATCGAACTTGATCGGCTGGCGCTCATACGCCTCTGGCGTTGTCTCAATAACGCCTGGCTGGTCAGCGCGCGGCTGTACGCGCTTTTTAGCCGGTAAGTCCATCTCTGCGGCACGGGCGTTCAGTACGTCCATGAGGCCGCCCGGGGACGCAGGCGAGCCTCCAGGCATGTCGGCTTGGCGCTGCGCGGCTGCGTTGAGCAGGCCACCTGCCGCTGCCGCTGGCTTGGCGTTGCTGTAGAGCCTCTCGTCGTTGCGCTGAAGCACCTGGGTGCGATCGAGGACGTCTTGGTCCCAGACCACAAAGTTGCGGGTGCCGTCGCCGCTGTCGGTGCCGCGTGATCCGGCGTCTTTGTAGCGCAGGCCGGGGACACCGGCGCCGCGCATCGCGGCTGCTGCCTCATCCTCGCCGAGCTGCTGGCGCATGCGATACCAAACGTCGCCGCCCGCCATCTTGTCGGGGTTGTCGGGCATGAAGCCCAGGCGGTCGATCGCGTCTCGGACGACCTTCGGCTGCTGGCTTATCGGCGCGTCATAATCGAGGAGCTTGGCGGCGTCGGCGTCGGGAATGTCGAGTTTGTATAGGTTGCCGGGGGTCAGCGTGGCAATGTCATCAACGTTAATCTTGCCGAGGGCATCGATCTCGTTTTGATAGCTGTCATAGATGCGCTTCTCTATGTCGCCATCGTCAGGATTTATCTGGCTTTGCTTGCGCTTTGCCTGATCGATTAGTGCTTGGCGGTATTCTTCTCTCTGCGCCGCACTCGACCTATTGCTGGCAATTTGCTGCGCGAGCTTGTCTTCGTATGTGAACCCTTGCTCGAAAAAATCGATGCCATAGTCTTCCGACAGCAACTTGCCCTTGTAGGACACTTGCGGCTGCCCGCGACTGAGTGCCTTTTTATATTCCTCCGCAACACCGCGCTGCTCGGCACTGTAGAACCCTGGCCCATACGCTTGCGCGCCCTCGCCGGTTCCCATCTTGTCCATGCGCGGGCGTCCCTGCGGGAAGCCGGGTTCCGGGGCGAACTTGTGCGGCGTGCCGTGAAACACGTTCATGCCCACGGCACCGGCTGGGGCGGGGACCAGTAAGCTGCCGACGGGGGCAGCGCCTGCGGTGAGCATGGCGCCGGTCATCGGGTCGACTTCGCCCTGTAGCACCCGGCGCGGCGCCTGGATGCCCTCTAACAAGCCCTGCGCGGTGCTGCGGGCGATGCCTGGAGCTGTGAGAGCGACGAGGTTGTCGTTCTGGTCGAAGACAAACGGCGAGAGGCTCATGGCGCCTGGGTAGCGGTAGCCTGGCTGGTCGCTCAGAAGCCCATGCAGGGGAAGCCCAAATATCTTGAGGCTCGGGTTGTAATTGGCGGGTAGCATCTCACCAGGCCTTGCAGGACCAGTATCTGGCCTTTGTTCGTGGTCCTGGCTCGTCGCAGTTGTGGCGGCTGCGGAAGTTGGCGCGCGGACCCTTTTGGTTTTTCTTGATGCTCATGTTGGCGTCGCCAAACATGACCTTTTTCACCTTGTCGCCGTCTTTGACGTAGACGACGGATTTTTTTCTGCCGTGGCCCGGCTCGCCTTCGCGGATGCGGCGCGGTTTATTTAGCGCGACCTTTTTTCCACGATATATCGCCATTTTTTCAGCCCGGCAGGTTAGTTAAATACACCCCCATAGGGGGGGTGGGTGCGGACGTGCTATCACTCCACCCGCCCCCGTCGCCGCGATCGAGGGGGGGGGTCCAAAGGGCGCGGAGCGGCGCCGCGGGCGAGAGAGAGAAGCGCGCGCCAGCTCCGCGGGGCCAGCGAGTGGCCCTATTCGCATAAAGTATGTGGAGGTCATGCCAATGTTTTCAGATACTTAGACGTGCAATTCGCATATCACACGCATTTGGCGTCGGATTTCGCCAGGCTCGCCGCCCTGGTGCGCAGATCCGCCGCCCTGGCGCGATCGGGCTCGACCGGCACGGCCTCGCGCGCGTAGCGCTGTCACAAGTGCGTCTTACGCGCTGTCCTCGACCTGATCGGCCGTGATGTCGATCGTGCTTTCCTCGATCTCCCGCTGCTTGCGACGCATGTTTGCAAGCTCTCGCACAGCGCTGAGATGCTGCTCGCCAGTGCTGACGAGATTGACTGTCGTCTCCAATTTATCGCCGTATTTCGACGGCGCCATACGAGCTGCGGCCCACTTCAAACCGTCCATTGCGACGCGCGCTTGATCGGGTTTGATCGTCCCGTCGATGACCATTTGTGTGAGGTCAGCGACCTTTTCCCCGTATCGGTCGCCACGCTTTTTACGCGCCTCGTCGTACATCTCGACGAACTCAGGATCGGCATCAAGCCACCGCATTACCGATCGCAGCGACGGCATATTTTCCGCCAAACAAACACTCGCAAGCGACCGCCCCTCCGCAATCTGCTCGCATATTTCCTCGATTATTTCCGGCGTCCTAATGCTCGGTCTGCCCATCTTTTTCGGCTTGGTCGCCGTCGCGACTGCCTTCTCTGCTGGCACCGTCAATCTCCACGCATAAAAAAACCGCCCACCGGCGGCTGACCAAATGCGGCGTGTCGCCGCATCGTAGTGTTTTTCTACTACATTTGGTGTGTATCGTCAACACCCATACAATATCTTGTACCACAGTCCCAATATCGCCCGATCAAACCGCCGCTTCGCCGTCTGCGGATGGCAATGCATCTTCTCAGCAATCCGACGCCAGGCCGGTCCTCGATGCCGTCGAGCTGCACTATGCGCAGCCGCCCACACCAGCTTGGCGTCGTCAGGCTCAAGCAGCGCTGTCAGCTCGATCGCCATGTCCCAGGCGCCGACCTCGCGCACCGACGCAGGCCCAGGCCGCACATCCACCTCGCCATACCCATAAGCCAGGTTCTTATCCCCCGGCACCTCCGGCCAATATCCTCGAACACGCAGATCATATGCTCGCGGCATCTTCCTCTCCGCCACCGCCGCATCGATGAACAGCTCACGCAGCCCGACCTCGTCGCCGACCCGCTCCCTTACCCGCTCCAAATCAACCATGCGCACTACCGCCCAACCGTACTGGCTTCGCCTTGGCGTGCGCACTAAATGCGCGCCAAGCGCGCGCTAAGGCGCTTGGCGTGCGCGTGCGCACTAAGCTAGTACGGTTTTTTTTGTGCGCACCCGTTTTTGCGCACAAAGTGCGCGCTAAATGCGCACTATCGGCACCCCAAACAAACGCCACATGTTCGCTCATTGTTCACCCCCTGGCATCTTGTCAAAGTCAACAAACAGTCCGGTGTCTTCGCGCCGCCGAATTGGGTTGCGATACTTGTCGGTGCGCAGCAGTCCGTTGGACATCCACGTCCGCAGCACGAGCTTCGCAGCACCCTCGCCCACGCCCATGTCTAGCAACACGTTGCCTGCCCAGCGTGCCGTCCCTGCCTTTGCCGTAGCCGTGTAGCGCTGCCCGTCCTCCAGCCCCGCCTCAATGAGATTGAGTGCGTAACGGGCGTTCTCGACGCCCAGCCCCTCAAACGGATCAGGCGGCGACCAGGGCGCCAGCACGCCCACCCAGTCTCCCTGGGCAAGCTCCACGCTATGACGCTCAAACCACACCGCGTCACGCGCTGGTGCGCTCATGTTTCCCTTCGCGTCATCGACGCGGACGTACCAGCTCCTGCGCTCTGGCTGGATGTCGAACGCCTCACCCTCCCGATCGCTCATCGGCGTGATGGTGCGTGCTGACCGCACGGCACCAGCCAGGGCGCCTGCACCGCGAGCGGTGTTGATGTCACCTGCCACCGCAACAAAGCCAGACGGCGGCTTCCTCGTGTGATGCACGAGATCCACAGCAGCACCGCAACGCTTCGCTATGTCAGCAAATACATCAAGAACTGCGTCTATCTGCTTGTTATCATTCTCTTCTGCGTAGTGCGCCTTCACCATCGGATCGACTTGCAGCACCGATATTCCGTGCCGCTGCATCTGCTCGATCACCTGCTCCGCCGCCACCGTCGGCACGACGACGCCATCCTCGGGCTCGGCCACTATCATCTTGCAGTCGCGTCCGCTGTCGAGGAACAGCCACCCCTCCAGCTCCACCGGCGGGATACCAAAATGCTCACAGATCGCCCAGGTGCGCCGCAGCAGCTCATCGCGCGGGTCTTCGAGGTTGTAGTGCCAGACCCGCACACGCTCCTTCACGCTCACACCGAGCAGGGGTCGCGCAGTCGCTAGGGCGATAGCCTCAATCAGCTCCAGCGTCGTCTTACCCACGCCGCCTGGCGACACGGTCGCCGACACATATCCTCGGATCAGGTGCTTGCCGTAGAGCCACTGCCGTGGCTCGACTGCACGCATGTCGCTGGCGCTAAACCCAGACGCCACCACACGCAGGCGCGGCTCAAACGAGCGCAGCGCAGGCATGAGCCCGTCCGCATCATTAACAGCCAGCCAGTCCGACACGTCGGCTTTGGGCTTCATGCCAGCGCACAGGTCAGCGACCGTCACCGACGCCGCAACCGCCGACAGCGCAGCCGCTGTCCGCTCGGCAGTCTTACGCCCGACATCATCATTGTCCGGCACCACCCAGACGCGCTTGCCCTCGAAGTAGGGCGTCAGCTCCTCCGGCCATGAGCCGGAACCCATCGGCTTGGTGGTCGCGCAGATGCCCAGCGCAGCGAGCGCGTCAGCGTCCTTCTCTCCTTCGACTACGACAACGTCTGTCGCCGCTCGGATGTCAGGCAGACGGTACGGCACCAGCCGCACATCATCGAGGTTCCATATCCATCCCCCGGCGCCATCAGGTCGTCGCTGTCGAAAGGTCTTCGGCATCCACCGCACGACCTGGTAAAGGAGATCCCCGGCCGCATCGACGTAATCGTATTTCGCAACGATAAGTCGCGGCGCATTAGGCGCAGGCACAACCTCGATCTCAGCGAGCTTCCCGCCTTGTTCCGCTTCAAAGTCATAGTAGTCGCCAGTCTCCATATTCACTGACACGCTGCCGTGCGTGCCGAAGCGCATCTCCTTCGCCGTGGACAGGCGCCGGTTAGGCTCGCCAAAACGCTCTCGTGCTTGCAGCTCGTACATCAGAAGGGGATCGGCTCATCGAGGTCATCGACGCCGTCCATGCGTGCCTCGACCACACGGCCCAGCAGGCACTTGGCAAATTGCACCAGCTCATCCTTCGACAACGCCGCCAGGTCGCTCTTGCCCAGCTCGTCCAGGTACTCGCCGCCCGCGCGCACGCCCTCCCAGATGATCTCCTCTTCCCTTGCCGTCCAATCGGTCATCAGTTCCTTCCTCTCTCTCAAACGCTGGTGGCCTACCGAGCAGAACCACCTCATCCTCCCTCGCTGCTTCACGAGCTGCGGCTTGAACCCAAACCCCCGCTCACCCCGGAAGCACACCCAGCACAGCGCTCTCGCGCTCATACCAGCGGCTCCTGCACCAGATTTTCTGGCGGCTGCACGAACAAGTCGGGCTGCGCGTAAGCGTCCTCAATACGCTTGCAGGCGATGTCGAAGTGTTTGGGTTCCAGTTCAATGCCGATGAACTTGCGGCCCATTTTGGCGCACGCAACACCAGTGGTGCCGCTGCCCATGAAGGGGTCCAAGATGGTGTCGCCGGTATTGGTCCACGTTGTGATGTGGTCCGCAGCCATCGCATATGGCATTGGGGCGGGGTGGCCGTTGTCTGGCTGATTGTTAGTCAAAAACCACCAGTTGAACCGCTTGCCGTTCCGGTTCACCAGTCTTCCCAAACCAGAAATCGGCTTTAAAGATCCGTCGCGCTGCCTGTCAGTTCCGTGCATTGCCAAGCCCGCGTATTTATTGGGCCGGTCCTTAATCGGATTGAATGTTGCCGGGGGGCCATTGGAAAAAACAAACATGAACTCAAAGCCGTTTTCATATCTCACGGCATCGGGAAAGTTCACGTTGGTCTTGAGGTAAAGCATGGTGTCATGGAGGCGCAGCCCGGCGTCCATAAACGCAAGTGCTTGTCGGAATGAGCTGCCGGTCTCAGATCCGTTCTCCACTGCGTCGGCCACGTTCCAAACCAGCACGCCACCGCTCAACAATCCTTTTGCGAGCGGCGCGACGAACCTCGGCCAATCAAAGATGCTTTGGTTTTCGCCGTAATCACGCAGGGAGTCATAGGGAGGCGAAGTTATAATTGCGTCCACCCCGTTAAGCGTCGGCAGGACTTCTAAGCAGTCGCCTTGGTAAAGGGCGCAGTCGCCTATGATTACGGGCTTAATCATCGTCGCCTTCATCCCCCCAAGGATCGACTGCGACCTCTCCCGAGCCGCCGCACCGCTCGCACTCCTGGCGCCGTGTGCGTATCTCAACCCAGCGATCCGGCGTGTACCCGCCTGCCTCGTACTCCCAGAGCGTCTCGCCTTCGCCCTCGCACTCGGGACACTCGCGCCACTGGCACGGCCCTGGATGCCGCAGGCGGTCGCAATCGGGACACATCATGCGAGCGAACT